TATATTGAAAAAGTTTGTCCAATTCATGGAATTTCACAAGTAAGTGAAAATGAATATAGGATTGATTTTAAAGATGAAGCAACTGATGAACAAAAACAAGAAGCTAATAATCGTCTTTTAGCTTGGCCTTTAGAAGAAGCTAAATTAAACAAGCTGAAACAAATCGATGCCGAATGGAATACGGCAATTAAATCTGGATGGAATTCAGGACAAGGAATTCTTGGTATATCTGGTGAAGATGTTGCATTGTTAAATGGAGCTTATTCATTGTCAAAAGAAACTGCCAATATGGGCTTGCCTTTACCTCCAATTATTACTTTGGACAACCAAGAAATAGTATTTTCAGACATTCAAGCCATGACTTTGTTCATGCTGCAATATGGTCAATATAGAAGCAATCTTTCAAAGCTTTATGCTTCAAGAAAAAGAGCGGTTCAAAATGCCACTACGATTGAAGAAATAATTACAATTTAATTAAAATCTTGTCAAAAGTTATTTTGGATGAATACTCCAATATAATTAAACACCTTCCGTTACGAGATTTTTTATGGCAGGCAGTTGGGAAATACTTGCTTACGAAAAGCAAAATCCAAGAGTTTTAGTTGCTATCTTAACAAGAGAAATTGTAAGTTCTACTTGGGCCATGGGGTTTAAAAATCTCATGATTCCAAATGGAACTTATACATTCTTATCTGGCATGCCTTTTGATCATGCCAGAAACACTGGTTGTCAAAAGCTTCTTGAAATGGGATGGGAGTACTTATTCTTTTTAGATGATGATGTAATATGTCCTCCAGACACCATTACACGATTAGTTTCTCACAATCTACCAATTGTTTCAGGATTATATTATAGACGCATGCCTCCACTTACTCCTGTCATGCTTCGCAAATCACCTCAAGGACCACAATGGGTAACTGAATATCCACAAAATAGCCTTGTAGAAGTTGATTATGTTGGTTCTGGCTGTCTTTTAATTCATAGAAGTGCACTGGAAGCTTTGCCACCGCTTAGCAATCGTTGTCGATGGTTTCAATGGCAGTGTGATCGTGTTGATCTAGAAATGAATGAAAGAACCAGCGAAGATTTTACATTTATGCAACATGCACAAAAACATGGTTTTAAAATTTTTGTAGATACGGGAATTCAATGCCGACATATTGGCTTATCAGAGAGCAGCGTAGAAGGATTCAAACCGCTGGAGCTTAAAATATGAAAAACAATAAATTAAAAATCTGTGTTATTTCAACTACGGTTTTGCCTTGTCCTCCAGTAGGATATTCTGGCCTTGAAATGATTGCTTGGCAAGTAGCTGAGGGATTAAAATCCAAAGGTCACGATGTGACACTTGTGGCACCACAAGGTTCAAAAACAAATTGTACGCTTCATGAAACCACATTAAACGAACCTGAAAAAGCAGCTTATTCAGGATATTGGTCAAAGCTTGCAGAATTTGATGCAGTTATCGATCATAGTTGGGAAAAATGGAGTTATATTCTTAAGGTCGAAGGAAAAATTTCTACTCCAATTCTTGGTGTTTTACACGCTCCAGTAAACACAATGTACATGTCTATCCCTCCTGTTCCTAAGCCAACTTTTGTTTGCATATCGAAAGACCAGTCAGAAGGATGTAAGGAACATTTAAATTGTGATTCAAGAGTTTCTTATAACGGTGTTGATGTTAACTTTTATAAAAATCTTAATTATAAAAGAAACAATCGTTGGCTTTTCTTGGCTAGAATTAGCACCATCAAAGGACCACATATTGCCGTAGATGTTGCAAACAAGTGTAAAATTGATCTTGATCTAATTGGAGACGATAGGATTACAGGAGAACCACAACTTCTTGCTCAAGTAAAAGCAGCATGTTCTCTTTCGCCAAACTTAAGATATGTTGGTCATCAAAATCGTGATGAATGTGTTGGTTGGTTTAATACAAATAAAGCCATGCTTCATCCAAATAAACTTTTCCGTGAGCCATTCGGTCTTGCTCCAGTTGAAGCTCAGCTTTGTGGCATGCCTGTTATTGCATGGAGAAACGGTGCTTGTAAAGAAACAATAAAAGACAAAGAAACAGGGTTTCTTGTTGATAGTCAAGAAGAAATGGAAGAACTTATAAAAAGTGATTCTGTTTCAACAATAAATCCCAAACGATGCATCGAATGGGCTCAACAATTTAGCTTTGAGAATATGGTCAATCGATATGAAGAACTTTGCTATGAAGCTATTGAAACAGGTGGTTGGTAAATGTTTCTCTATGTAACTTGTGATAGAATTGGATCAAAAACAGGTGGCGGTGCTGTTACGAGTAACGAATTAACAGCACTCAAATCTCTTGGTCATGTTGATATTATCAATCCTGAACCAAGTCAAAATCCATTTTTACCAGACCAACTTTTGCCAAATGAAGATTACAGCAAATACAAACTAGCCCATTTTTATTCAGGAACATTTCCTAGACTTACCGAAAAACTCAAAGCTCAAGGTGTAAAAATAACTTACACAGCAGCAGCACATGACATCAAGCTAAGTAGGGAAGAATTTGAAAAGAATAACATTCCTTATGATTTCCCTCATTTAACCAATCCTGAAATACTTCAAAAATATTTAGTCAGTTACAGAAATGCCGATCTTGTTATATGTCCAAGCAAACATAGTAAAAATATTATGCATGAATTTGGGTGCAATAGAGTATCCATAATTCCACATGGCTGTAAAAATGGTTATGTTTTACCTGCTCCCAAAAAATTTGCAGTTGGTTATCTAGGTCAAATTGGTCCAGATAAAGGGGTGCGATATCTCATAGAAGCTTGGGCAAAACTTAATTATAAAGATTCCGTTCTTTATTTAGCAGGTATTCAATCGCCAGAATTGATTCATTTAATTCGACAATATGATGTTGGAAATTACATAATTCTTGGATTTGTAAAAAATATTGAACATTTTTTTCAATCAATCAATGTCTATATTCAACCAAGTGTTACTGAAGGATTTGGGATTGAAGTTCTTGAGGCGATGTCATATGGAAGACCTGTTATTGCCTCAGATGGAGTTGGAGCAATTGATTGTTTAAACAACGATTGTAAAATCGTTCCTAAAAGGAATTTCAAAGCAATAGCTCAAGCAATCGAAGACTATAAATCCACCACATTCAATAACGCTCAAGAGCTTCATGATTGGAGCAATAATTACTCTTGGGAAAGAGTTAGAAATTTGTATACAGATACATGGAAGGAATTACTAAGTGAATTATAATTTCCCCTTTAAAGGTAAAGTTATTGAATTGGGCGGTGGAGATAATCCATATTTTCGTCCAAATTTAGATGTTAGAAACGGACCTAATATTGATATTGTTGCAGATTTCAACAAAGAATTACCACTTCAAGATAATGAATATGACGGTGTATTTAGCAGCTATTGCATTGAACACATATCATGGAGAAATGTAAGATCTTTTTTAAAAGAAGTGTATCGTATCTTGAAAAATAAAGGCAAAGCCGTATTCGTTACGGCCAACACTAAAAGCCAAATGAAATGGGTGCTTGAACAAGAAGAATGGAATGATGATTCTTCATCAATTATTTTTGGAGATCAAAATTATGATGAAAATACCCATCGTAATAGTTTAAGTCCAGAATACGCAATAAAGCTTCTCACTGAGGCTGGGTTTTCTAATATAATCACTTTGCCTCACGGACAATTAGGAACAGATATGATCATTGAAGCAAGCAAAAACACCGAAGACCGCAAACAGCTTTTTGACAAACATTACTTTAATGGCGGGTCTAAAGTTGGAGGTTATGCTTATGAAGGATATTGGGATTATCCTGTTCATTGGGTCACGCTTCAACACATTCTTAATGAACATCCAGAATCTGTTTTAGAAATAGGAGCAGCACGAGGATATATTGTCAAACGATTAAATGGCATGGGAATTAGAAGTAAGGGAATTGAAATTTCTCATCATTGTCAAATGACAAGGGTAACTGATGATGTGGTTGAATTTGATATTTGCCAAACACCTTGGCCATTCAAGGATAAAGAATTTGATTTGGCGTTTTCTATTGCAGTTTTTGAACACATTCCAGAAGAATATCTTCCTGCCATATTTAATGAATTAAAGCGAATAACTAAGCGTGGCCTTCATGGAATTGATTTTGGCGAAAAAGATGACGGATTTGACAAAACACACTGCACACTCAAAACACTAGATTGGTGGACAAGTCGTTTTCCAGACGGTCATAAAATTATTGATAAAGAAGAGCTAGAAAAAGGCAATTTAATTCAAAGCATTCCTATTGGTGATGGAAAATTAAAAGTTAATTTTGGCAGCTTCATCAATATGTTTCACGATGGATGGGTCAATCTTGATAATATAGATTTGCAAAAATTTGCTGATCTACACAAATACAAATATATTCCATTTGATGCTCGTGGTGCTCTTCCATTTAAACCTAATACAATTGATTTAGCTTATTCTAGCCATATGCTGGAACACTTGACTGTACCTGAAGGCCTCTTATTTTTGCGTAATTTACATGTTGCTATGAAAAATGGAGCAGTTATCAGAATACTTGTTCCAGATACCGAAAAACTAATTGATCTTTATAAAAAGAATGAACTTAGTGTTTTTGATGAAATCAATGATGGATGTGCTGCTTATTCTTCACAATCAATTAAATTATGGTCAATTCTTTTCGAAGGCCACCGAACAGCATATGATTATGAATCATTAAAATTTATGGCTGATTCAACAGGATTTAAAATTGAAAGAAAATCGTTTGGCGATGGACATCCCCAAATCATTAAAGAAACATTTGATATGCTGCCAGACATAAGTTTGATTGTTGAACTAACTAAAATTTAAATTAACTACCTTTAATAAAAAGTTTATTTAGATAATCAATATAGTCTTGTTGTCCAGATTGATAGCCAAAATAGTAACCAATCAAATAACCAAAAACCAAATATATAAATGCCATTAAAAGGTGCATTGCAAAAATTGGTAGGCGCAATAAAATTTTAATCATAGATTCCTCACATATTCTTGAACTTTATAAAAGTCACCAATTATGCGTCTTATGCGATCTTCTTTATCAAATTCCAAGGCTTTACTAACTTGTTTTTTATGAGTGTGCTTTTTTACAAAAGCTTCAAAACCTACTAAAAAACACCATACCCAATATTTTCTATCACTCAATTTATATTCTACATCATCAATATATCTTTTCCATTTGATTCCCCATTTTTCAAATACAATAGAATATCTTGCCTTCATCATTTCAATTTGATTGATATAAAATTCAGGATTATGCTCAGGGCTATCGCTCATCAAAAATCAATCTCCCTAATTTCTACATCGTGTCCCTCTTTACGCAAAATATTGATGCGTTTGTTGCTATGCTCTTCTAAATATGGATTGATATCGAAAAGAAAATCATAGTAGTTAAGTTGATCTTTGTCTTCAGCGGTACGCAAGCCACGACCCATGCGCTGAATAATCATATGGTCAGCTTGACCACCAGCAGCATTGATTAAATTTTGTGGATGAACATTGATGCCTGTGTTGAAAATTTGCTGCGTAGCGATTGCAATTAAATCGCCTTTAGCTTTTTGTAATTGCTTAATCACACCCTTGCGAGTTTCGGCATCATCCTGACCTCGTACCCATAAACTTCCGGGAAGTAAATTATTCAAAGCATCGCCATGAGCAATCCTATCCACCAAAATCAAGGTTCGTCCTTTCATCTTTTTTGCGAGTCTAGTTACTACATCATGAAAATAAAATGATTCAGCAACACCACGAGTTACAGCATCAATATAAATGTCATGAGGTATTTTTGGCTCTTGAATAGGATAAAATATACATTTAGATTTTGCTAAAATACCACGATCTTGCAAATCTGCAGTGGTAAGCACTCCAGTTTCGCTGCAAGTAATTTTTAATACTGGCCCAAAAAAACCACGAACATAAAACTTTTGAACATGATCTTTTCCACCAAATTTAAAAGGTGTAGCACTAACAGCCAATCGAACATCAGCATGTTTCATTTTTTTATAAACAGCTTTGGGAAGATCGCTCATCATATCATGAATTTCATCTACAATAAGAACCTTAAATTTAGGAAGCAATTTTTCAATTTTTTGAATGCTTTGAACACTTGCAACAGTAATCAAATTGGGATGTACAGAACCACCCCAAAGTGTTCCTACATTATCAAAACCCCATTTCATTAGTTCATCATAATTTTGTTGAGCAAGAGAAATTCTGTTTTGAAGAATAAGAATTGGTGTTTTTGGTGCAATTGATTTCAAGAATGAAATCATGATATTTGTTTTACCCGCACCAGTTGGAGCAACAACAATACCACGACGATGTTTAATCGCCATATTTGTCGAGTCTACTTGATAATCATAAAGTTCAATTGAACTTTGAACACTTCCATCAGAATTTTTAGACAAAAATTGATTCAAAAATTCAGGGTCAATTTTGTCATGTTGAAATGAAGTCTTAACTCTTTGATCGTCAACGGTATAATCTAATTTAAAATGTCGAAGTACTGCTGATACTTCTGGAAGTAATCCTGTTAAAAACTTGCCAGTTTCTTGATTAAAAAAATTGATAAACCCATCCCACTTACGCATCTTGTATGCACGGCTGTGAAAATAATTTTTATCTCTAAATCGCAAGCGATAAAAAAGATCTGTTTTTACGATTTCATCATTAGAAATGAAGAATGAGTAATCGTTGTTGATTCGCAAAATATTATTCATATTAGCCTCAAAACTATTTAGTCTTCTTGATCATCTTATATCGTATCAGCTTAACAACAGTTAATGCGTCTTCCAAAGCTGTATGTGCAACTTCTCCAGCAATATTTGCACGCTCCATGCAAGTTTTAAGATCTGGTAGTTCCGTGTCTTTCTTGTAGTCTAAATAAAGCACTGCTGGATCAAAAGTTCTACTCAAGAAAAATATTTGCTCCCAATCTTTGATCTTGGTTTTTAAAAACCTAAGATCAAAACCTGCAACATTTTTTCCAGCAACAGTTACTTTTAAACGGTTTCTTTTATCTGTGGGCCAATCATTTTTCATTAAAAAAACACTTAATGCATGAGGTAAACTTTCAATTTTCATGTATCGTTCGCCAGTTCGATCATCAAATTCAATTCCATTGCGTTGAGCTTCGGCAATTTTCTTGAATATTTGACCGTGCATACCGAGAGCGTATGGCTCTCCACAAATAGGTTCATCTTTGTAAAAATATGTGGTAAAACGAGGCAAATCAACTAATGGCTTGGGATCATTTAGATCATCTAAAACAGCGGCAAACTGTAATATATCACATGTATCAGGGTTTAATCCAGTTGTTTCAATATCAATCGAACAATATCGCATTTTTGAGTCTCCTTAAGATAAACAATAATACCATGAAAAATGAAGACTGATACCATGAAAATTGGCAACTCTTAACAAAATATGACTTTTCCTAAGTCTTATCCAAAAAAGAAGATGACCTTTTTTGCATGCAGAGACTAAATAAAAGAGGAGACAAAAGGGTACTATGGCAGATGATTACACGATACTAAATCCCGGTATTGGCGGGGATGTTATGGATGAGACGCTCTGCGTCTACCCTAGCGCTCCATTAAACAGAAAACGACCTCGTGTTGTAATTACCGGTGAAGGCAATGATGAAATAGCTGCAGCCAAGGCTACAAATGTTACTGGCTCAGAAATTGCCTTGGTTACTCGCCCAGTAATCCCAAATTATCCGGGCGTTGAAACAAATGTATTTAATGCTATAACACTTGTTCCAACCAATACAGAAACAACTATAACAACATATACAACCCCATTATCTGAAACTTTTTACTTTATTGGGATTCACGCTTGCGGAAATGCAAATGCCTTATATAAAATTTATGTGAATGGTAGCGTTGTTTTAGCTGGACGCACTTCAGTTGCTAATTTGAATTGGTCGCAAGCTTATAGTTTTTCTCCAATTAAAGTTGAAGAAGGTGTTTCAATAGTATTAAAAGTTACTCATCAAGCAGGTGTTTCTTGTGATTTTGAAGGTACAATTTTAGGCTATAGTTTATGATTTTTCTTGTTTTGCCATACAACTATCATTCAGGCTGGGGTAATTGCAGCATAAATTTAGCAAAACAAATAAGTAAAAAACAACAAATTAGATATTTTTCTACTGAATTTGATTTAAACTCTGGGGCAAATCCAATAGAATCAGAATTCTTTAAAAAATATAGATTAGATAATATTGAATATCTTAAAAATCAAAACGATTATCCTATCATTCAATCTCTAGAACACGATCTTCAACCATATCAAGGTTATTTAAAAGGATCAAAAAAAATAGGACTATGCTTTTCTGATCGTTTCATACCTGAAGATTTAGCTCAAAAAGCTAGAGCTAACTTTGATTATATTATTGCTGGATCAGAATGGAGCAAGAATCTTCTAAAGAAATATGGAGTAGAATCAATTGTCATACATCAGGGCGTTGATCCTTTTATTTTTAACAAAAACCACAAAAAAAAAGAAGTTTTTATAGATGATTTTGTGGTTTTTTCAGGCGGTAAATTTGAACATCGAAAAGGCCAAGATGTTTTTATAAAAGCTTATAAAACATTTCAAGATCGCCATCCTGATGTGCGTTTAGTGTGTGCTTGGGTAAATTCATATACTAAAAATGATGGCTTTAAACATTTACAAGAAGCAAACATTGATTTAAGCAGGGTTATTCGCATCCCTTTGATGATGAATAATTGCATGGCAAACATATATCAAAATACAGATGTTGGAGTTTTTCCTTCTAGATGTGAAGCTGGAACAAATCTCGTTATGATGGAATATATGGCTTGCGGAAAACCAGCTATTGCAACAATTGGTACAGGTCAAGCAGATTTACTTACACCTAATAATAGTCGCATTATTGAATCTCTTGGTGCTTGTTCTCTTCAAGAAAATGGTAAAGAAATAAGCATTTGGGAAGAACCTAGTTCTGAAAGCATTTTAGAAAATCTTGAGTGGGCTTACAACAATCGTTCTAAACTTTCTAAGTTAGGCACAGAAGGGGCAAAAACTATGACTCAAAAAACATGGGCACATATGGCTTCTTCTATACTTGATTTAATTGATTAAGATTTTATGTTTTGTGCTTGAGAAGCCATCATTCTAATGATATCTGCTAAAGTTCCACTACCACTATCAATCTTTCCAAAAACTTGTTTTTGAATTGCTTCTGGCAAGGCTTTAAACTCTCCCAAGCCTTGCAGAATTTGCTGAAGACCTTCTGGCTTCCAAGTATTCAAAGTTGCCGATAATCCCTCAGTACCATCTAAATTAAGCTTTCCAAGAACCAAATTTTTATAAAACTCAAAATCCTTCTCTTTGGATTCAAGCCATAATTTAAAAGAAATATCTGTCATCTATAGTGTCCCACTTTATTGTTTTATAACTCTATCCTATATACCTATACATGAACAGATTGTCTTTCAAATACTGGCTTCAGAATGAAATGGCCCAATACGGTTTTGGCGATGACGCCAATGCTGAAATTAAGGGTGGCACTGAAATTATGCAAGGTGATGGAGTATTTGCAAAAATAAACACCAACCTTATTGTGAATGAACTTACCCGCATGCCACCTCTTGGAAATGTCGAGGCTGTGCAAATTTGGGACGACACCGTCCAATGGGGCAACCAACCCGGAGCAATAAAAGTTTCTATTACACCTCTTGGTTCACAAAAACTCGTAACCAGACGCATGATTACCAATCTTAAAGGTGAAAATACTTGGGTTTTAAGAAAAGTATTTCCACTTAAAGATAACAAAGATCAATATAAAGAAATTAGTATTGCTGAAGAAGTATACAAAGGTTTGAAATTGGTTTCAGAACAGCCTTTGGAGTCACCTGAAAAAGACTATACTGACATTGAACGCCTTGCATGGAAATTGTGGCATACAACTAAAAAACAACATCCATCTTATATTATGTTTCCAGTAACATTAAGAAAACAAAACGAAAACTACTACAAACTTGTTTATGATATGCGTGGACAGGGTTCTGGATCACCTTTTTCTGGTAAAACAGGTCGTACAGAACAGTTTCATATTGACCTAATTTATGAACAAGACAAAGGTATGATTAGATGTTTTGCGTATGATATAGATAGTCCTATGAGAGGTCATTACTGGCTCATTCAAACTCCCGAATGGGATGAACGCTTTTCGCCTAAACAAGATGATGATGAAATAGTTGAAAATATAGTAACTCTTTTCTTACAATACTAATTGCCTATAATTGATCAAAAGGCCAATTGAGAATTGCTATGGCAAAAGATTATTTATGGCAACCTAAATGGGCTGCCTTAATGCGAGAAATTGACATTCATCCACATTGCCCTGAAGAAAAAAGTCATCTTTTTGATGCAGCAGATGGTGGATCAACTGAATATGAAGTACTAAATTGGCTTCATAGCACAGTACGCCTTCTTAAACCCGAAGAAATTCTTGAGACTGGTGGTTGGGATGGTTTAGGAACCATTGCACTCGCTCACGCTTGCAAGCTTAATGGGTTTGGTAAAGTAACAACATTAGAAATTGATTCAAGACAATGTCTTCGTATAGAACAAGTTCTTGATGAAGCTCGTCTTAATAAATATGTTGATGTTTATTGCATAGATTCTATTCAATACTTAACCAGATATAATAAAATATTTGATATAGGGTTTTTTGATAGCGAAACCACAATTCGTGCTCAAGAATGTTCCATTTGTTTGGAAAAAGGACTTTTAAGAAAATTAGCTGTTTTTCATGATACTTCACCAACTCGAACAGAAAAATTTACAGCTAAAGATATTCAAAATAAATACCGAAATGATGTGCTTTCTTTAGCTAAACATGCTAATTGTACTGGATATTATGATTCTCCTTTATCACGAGGTTTTATGGCCTTGTGGCTAAAGGGCTAAAGGTTCATTAGGAAATAATTCAGTAAACTTTTTACGCACCATCTCTTCAATACATGGTTTATAAACCTGTATGTCAAAATTAAGCTTTTTATAATCTTCAGGCTTTAAAATACCCTGCCAATATGAAGATGTTGCCAAATAATATGGTGAAATTTTTCCTAAGTTGTACCAACGAAAAAAATTATTGTTTAGATATGCCTCTTTATATTTTGCTTCAGTGCATTCCCCTAAAGATTTAGCTAAAAATTCTTTTGTTTTTTCTAAACCATCAAGAGCTTTAATCACTCCTTGAGGTGTTGATTTGTCTGTTGTGTTTTTGGGTTTATTTTGAATAGCATCATAACGACGCTTCCAAAGTTTCCAGCGCTTCCAAGCTTTTTCGCCTACTAAACAATTAGGGTCAATCAACGGAGTGCCACGATTACTGTTAATGTGTTTTAAAACATCAAGTTGTGCACGAACATATAATGAATATTCTGTGTCTTCTAAAACACCTTGAGTTTCACGCACAAGCTTATAACAAATTTTAAAAATAAGAGAACGACGAGGATCGCCTTTGCCCATAGTTGCATGACGATAATCAGGAAAAACTTTACGACTTCTTTCAAGCCAAAGAACAACCACATGCATGGCTTTAGCTTCCAATTGATCCATTTCATATTGAATGATGGAATCTAAATACATTTTGGGCTCCTGATCAACATTTTTTTTCTTGCGTGGCATCTTACTCCATTAAAGTAAAATTTTCAAGGTATTTAGCAAACATGAACATTGTAATTTGCCCCTTAGTTAGCCGTGATCTCGAAAAGGCTATCAGATCTGTAAAAAGCGCTAAAAATATTTTTCCCACAAAGGTTCATAAATTTACAACAATACCAATCATCAATTCTTTGGACTTTAAATTTATTGATGATTTTTCAAAATGGTGTGATGAAAACGATGTATCGTACAGAGTTACAGAATCAAACGGCACTGCACCAAAAGGTAAAAATGCTGTTCTTGATTTTTTTCGTGACAGTTTTTTTGACGGCTTGTCAATGGTTGATGGCGATGATATGTGTTGGCCAACACGAGGGCAACAAATAGAAAGACATTTGCTTCACCATCCATCAACAGATGTTCTTATTACTAAGCCATCTGATCGAGTAGACAACAGTGGAGTTGGATATAAAGTTGCTGAAGGTTATTTTGCTAATTGTTGGGGTACTAATTTCGTCAAAATTCCAAATTGTGGTCCCGACAAACATGATATTTTTACTATAGGACATGGATCTGCTACAAATAATGGCGGACATATTTTTTATAGCAAGAAAGCAATTGAAGGTCTAAGATATGATGAAGATCAATTGCTTGGAGAAGATTTTCTTCTTGAATTTGAATTTTTAAAGCGACATCAAGATGGAAAAATAGCTTTTTGGCTCACTTTTTGTTCTGATATACAATTACTTGATAGAACCAGTTCGAATAGCATTCAAAGAGTTAATTATGATAAAGGCAGAGAATGTTTTGAAAGACTTATGAAAAAAGTTCCTGAAATTGTTAGTATTGATCGAAGTAGTTTTAATGAATTGCCAGTTGAATTTCCACCTTTGCTTTTCAATTACGAACAAAAAATTGAATGGATTATAAAGAACTTTGGCTTACCGACCTAGCACGACTTAAAATGTCTCTTACATCTAATAAATCTTTGTGATACATATTCCAACAATCTTCTTTAACTACAAAATCATTTGTATTAGATAGACTTCGGCCACCTTTTGAGCAAAATACAGCTTTTTCATAATAAATATTTTTTGGATACCAACCTACAAGATAAACTTTTAAAGGATCTTCTGAATGACTTGGCCAATAAACTCGTGAAAATAGATAAGCTGAGCAGTCTTGAAATGTATTTTTGTCACATACACTAACTTCATAATCAGGCTTTGGAACAACAGTAGTTTGTTTTGATTTGATATCATATGTTGTATTATCAAAAATAATATCAAAATTATATGTGTTTTGATTTAATTCTAAAGGGAAGCCAAAAAATTGACGGACAGCAGCTTCGCCAACAAAACCTGCATAATTACCTTTGCCTTTTCTTATTGAATTGCGTATAGCTCCCATTTTTTGGGCTTGCTTAAAAGCATAGTTGAGCATATCTTCATTTGTGTTGATGATAACTGGCTCTGACATTGATAACTCCTTTTATCATTTGAATTTTTAAAAGTATAAACAAATAAATTTAAAATGCAAAGGCATTTTTGAATCATTTTATTAAACATTTGAATTGACTCGTTGCAAAAAATTGTTAGTATTATTACATGCACTTTAGCCCCATGTCTTTTAGATGTGGATAAAGCTTTAGGCATCTTGCTCTCACTAAAAAGTACTGAGAAGGGCACTCTTTTGCTCCCATTGATTCACTAAAGGCTTTGTACTGCCAGAGGTGGTTAATTGTTAAACCTGCGAGGCCCTTGACAGGGTGAGTCTTTGTAGATTGCTACAATCGAATGCCGCTACGGGAGGCATTGTTACTCGCAGCCGATTAGGTCATGGCTGTTTAGAAAAATTGCAGAATCCTACCTTGGAGCATGGGTTAGGACTAAACAGCTTTAGGATGTCGGCAAAAAAAAGTACACTAAACCGCAACACTTAAAGTGTTTTATGCGGGGTAATTTGATTTTGGTTACACGATAATTACCTAAAAATAATTATCCGTGAGCGTACAAAGTTTAAACACTGAGTTTGCTCAAACAAAATCAAACTTATCTAAGAAAAGTAATTATTCTTTTCTTAACGCATAAGGACAACTTGAGTCTGCATCCCGTTATAAATTATGATTGTACAACCAGAATTTTAAATTGAAATATGTTAAAGTTTTCTTGATGTTCTTTTTGTTTTAGGGCATAATGGGATCATTTAGGAAAACTCTGTGAATTACAACGATTTGGCTGAAGCATTGAATCAATTTGAGGGGAACAGTGTTCTTGTGACCTGTAGACCCGAAATTCTTGATTTTACTGATAAAAATGCGAGTAATGAGTTGATTATTAGTGGCAAAGAAGGTCATGAAATAATACTTGTTTTAAAAGATGAAACTTTGCCTATTATCTCCAGCATGCTCAGTATATCAATCTTTTCAAAAGGCTGGAAAATATTGACTTGGAATTGGAAAGCTCTATCCACATATATTCGTTTCAAAACTGGCAAATCATATGAAGTAAATGGTGCAATTATTGATTTTAAGGTTTTAGAAAATTACAGCGGTTTAAAGACGGTTGCTCCAAAAAATTTAGCAGAAGCCCTTCAGAGGCTCAAAAACCTCATTAAAAACGATTATTGGCGTCAATCTGAGCCAATATACAAAAATATTCATTTACCGCTTTTAACGACGGTTTTGCCTCATTTGGAATCAATAGGAATTCTTGATGTTGAAATACAAGCTAAAGTGCATGCTTGTTATGACATTGAGGGACAGCAAAATGGTCGTTTGCTTTGCACAAAAGCTTTTGATAAAGGTTATGTGCCTCATGCTATGGGAGACCAAATAAAGGCGGTTTTAAAGCCTTTGCGTCAAGATCAATTATTTATGTCTTTTGATTTTAAAGGCATGGAAGTAGCAGTTTTAGCTCACTTAAGTAAAGATGTAGGTTTAAGTGAAATGTATGTTAAGTCTGATGTTTATTCGGCGTTATATGAAAAATTGACAGGTCAAAAATCTCAAGGTTTACAAGATAGGGATTTCGCAAAAAAATGTTTTTTGCCGACTATATATGGACAGTCGGCCCGTGCGCTATCACAGCGTTGTGGGGTTGCAATCGACTTGGCTGAATTGGTAGTGGAACGAATTAGTTCTTCGTTTCGAGCCTCTTTAGTCTTTGTAACACAATGTGAGTCTATGGTTCGTGAACACGGATTTGCTCAAGATGTTTTTGGGCGTCGTCGGGCCAATTTCGATGCTGGTAAAGAATATCTTGCTAGGAATTTTGCTGTTCAATCACCCGCAGCTACTTTGTGTTTAGAAAAACTTATAGACCTACATGTGGCTTTGTATAAAAAGGCTGATATCGCTTATACTGTTCATGACGGGTATGTCGTGTATGCTAAAAAAGATAATTGGAAGCAAATATACAGCATTTGTCACAAGGTTCTTACAGCAGAATCAAGACTTAGTCCCGGATTGTGCATGAAGGTTACTTGCCGTGCTGGCAGAAATCTTAATGATCTCAAGCCTATAGGCCATAAAGAATAAATGGAGATTGTGCCGAATGAAAGAAATTATACATGATTTTCCGATTACGGAAATTGAATTTGAAGATCTTGACCGTCGTTTTTCTCGCCTTTGTTGGCATGCTAGTCATGAATTAAAAAAGAAAAACACTAATAACAACTTTATTGATGATGCTGAAGATATCAAGCAGGAATTGCAGATGTCTATGTTGCGAGCCGGTTCATATTATAAAAGACAAGTTTATATTGAAAAATCTTTGGCTGTTGCAAAAAAACATGCAAAGGATTTTTTTGTAATCAAGATTGTAGATGAGCTTCAAAATCTTTGGGCAAATCGCACTCGTCATGGAGCAAATCGTCAAAAATATGGCAAGTTTCAAGAAAGGCTTTTAGATAGGGTTATTCATTGTTTTGTGCCTAAAAATGAACGACCCGATAAAAATGCTCCGTTGAAAATTGATTCTAAGTTTGCAACTTATTGCAAAGCTATTGTTTGGAATGGTCAAAAAAGTATGGGTAAAAAAATTACTCGTGAGAAGTCTATTCGTAACGGAATGGTTTCTCTAAGTGAATTTGATTATCTGCAGGGTCAATAATACTATATAATTGAAATTGAGCGGTATAGTTCGCCGTCATTCGCAAATTTAATATAAGATATTTGTTTTTTTAATGATAATGATACCATAGTGAATGTTTGCCGGTGTGCCGCTCATTTTCAAATCTATCTTCCCTAAATAGTTCATGAAGTTTATTGATTGGATACAATTGCAAGAAAACTGGCATGGGATTTATTGTGGTCCCGGCCCAAAGCTTTCTGCTAAATCCTGTGATTCTTTGAAAGATGGATCTCCACTTCCTAGTCCTATTGATCCGATTGATGGTGCTTGTCAAATCCATGATATTGAATATTGCAAGGCAGGGAAAGATTGGCGAGCAGCATTGCCATTTTCTATGTATAGAGATAAAAACACTTTGAAGGCTGATACTGATTTTTATCATAGGGTTGTATCGGCATCAAACAATAAAAATCTTTCTCCTCAAGCTCGTCGTTTCGCTCAATTGATATTGGCGTATTTTCGTCCATAGTTTATTTGAACTTAATGTTTAAAAAAATAGTCTATCTTGATTGCCATTATTTGTGGTACGATAGGTTAAACTATGTACATGAGGTTGTAAAATGCGAGAATTGACTCCTGAAGAACAAGCCCAGTTGGAATCAATAAGTGGCGATTCTGAAGTAATTAAGCCAAAATTTGCTTGGGATGATACATTTCAGCGCAAGCTGCTTGGTATGCTTTTGACAGATGATCAGATGCTTATTCAGTCTATGGATAAAATTAAGCCTGAATATTTTAGCAATGAAGCACATGTTCTTATTTGCAAGCTGCTTTTTGAATATTTTGCAAATAAAAAATCAATGCCTGATTTAGATTTTTTGTCTAATGACATTTTAACTGCAACTAAAGATCGTGAGCGTTCAGTTCAATTGGTTTATATTGGTGAACTAAAAGCTCTTACTGATTATTATGTGCCGGGTTTAGAAACTCGTGATTATCTTATTGATAAGGTAACATTTTTTGCAAAAGTTCAAGCTGTTAAAGTGGCCTTTCATGCAAGTCTTGAAAAGATGCAAGAAGCTCCCGAAGATGAAAAAACTTGGTCTTTTGTTTATGAGCGTATGCGTCAAGCGATGCTTATTGACCGCAGCTATGAGCCCGGTCTTGATTATTTCAGTCAGCTTGACGAAATGTACAAAAGAATGGATGAGGTTTTTGTTGGCAAGGATCGTTTCACCACTGGATTTCCTGCGATTGATGACACCTTAACAGGTGGTGGAATGTTTGTAGGTCAAATTGGTAGTTGGATTGGACTTCCCGGTACTGGTAAATCATTGGCCCTTGTAAAAACTGCTGTTTGCAATGTTTTACTTGGTCATAAAGTTCTTTATTTAACCATGGAAATGGATGAGTTGGGTATTGCTCAACGGTTTACTTCTCAATTTACAAAGATGGACATCAATAATCTTCGTGGTTGTAAAGATGAAGTTTATAAAACTGTTGAAGAGTTTAAAAAAGAAAAAATGGATTCTAATCTTTTGCATATTAAGCAATTTCCCGGTGGCATGCTTGATGTAAATGGGATTAGAGCATTCATGGCACAATTAGAATTGCGAGGTTTTAAACCTAATGTTCTTATTGTTGATTATGTTGGCGAAATGAAAGATGATCCTACGGTAAAAAAATATGAAAGTGCTTATCGTATTCTTCGGGATCTTAGAGGTTTTGGTGTAGAAAAAGGTCATTGCACCTTTACTTGCGTTCAACCAAATCAGAGTGCTGCAAAGCTCGAAATAGGTCAATATATTGATGAAAGTAATATTGGCACAAGCTTTGATCAGTTTAAACCCCTTGATGCTTTTTGGTCAATCAACCAACAGGTTTTGGAGAAAGATGCTCAGGTTGGAAGAGTTTTTGTGATTAAGCATAGAAACGGTCGATCTAGATTTTCCTTTAACATAGGATTTGATTATGCTCTTGGCACTCTTGATATGTTTCAAATATCAAAAGAGCAATATCGTGAGCGCATGAATCTTGTTCAGGAAAAAAAGGCAGAGGAAGTCACAATTGATAATGTGACAGATTCTAAAAAAGGTCAGCGTAGTAGAAGAGGTTTTAAGGGTGATTCAATTGATGATGCAACATATGAAGCTTGATTTTTGGGAAAGAGTTTTTCCATACTCATTTAGATTTAACATGAGTTGGAGGATTTTATTATGGATGCAAGCAAGGACGATTTATCGTCTGAGATAATTGATCGCCTAGTTCGTTTGGAAGAAAATCACACTATTCTTGTAGAACGAGTAAAGACTTTAGAGTCTGAAAAACTTAATTCCTTTGAGTTGACAGCTATGTTGCGAGAGTTAATTTTAAAATCATAGTATTTGGTTGCAGATTGGAGAATATGTCATGTCTATTGATGCCCCATTGGATCGAATTATTGTTTTAGTACAGGGTAGAGAAGTCATTCTTGATCCCGCAAACATGAGATATAATGAACTTACTCTTCCTGATTACATGAACAAAGAATATGGATGGATTGATTATTTAGGAAAACAACTTGAATATGCTCAGAAAGAAGTTTTACTGGCAGATATTGATGCCGATGCTTTGTATAGTCTAAAGTTTATTGAAGCAAAAGATGCAGGTAATAGTGACAATTATGCTAAAGCATTTGCTACTGCAAATGTAGATGTTGTTGCAGCAAAAAAGAAAATTGCTGAACGCAAAGAAGTTGTTGGTCATATTCGAGCACATTTACAAGCGTGGTATAAAAATCACGACAATGCTCAAAATCGTGGTCACACAATGCGTGCTGAAATGAAGTCATTAAATCGTGACATTGTTGATGAGGCAGCTAATTTAACTTGTACTGCCGAAGATTTTATGAAGGTTCGATAATGATTGATCCTAAAAATATAACTTCTTTTAATTTGTCTCAAGATGGTTTAGAAGAAGTTCTTTTATTTTGGATTTGTGCAGCAGGAAAAAATGGAACTACTGCTGCCAATTCCCTTGAAAAATTATTGTCAAAACAAAATAAAAAAAACAAACATCCTTTTGATTTTATTCGCCTTATCGATAAGCAATCTAATCTTGCTGAGGAAATGCGCAAGGCAGGTATTGGTTGTTATAATAACAAAGCAAAAACTTTTAGAGCTTTAGCTTATAGTGGTTTGAATTTGAAGATTTGCAGCGTTGAAGAATTAGAGGCAATTCCGGGTATTGGACCAAAAACTGCTCGTTGTTTTTTGATGCATAGTAGACCTAATCAAAAATATGCTGGTTTGGATCGTCATATACTTAACTTTATGTCTGACTGTGGTATATCAACTCCAAAAAATTCTCCAAGTGGTAAAAAGTATAAGAATTTAGAACAAATTTTTCTTAAAATAGCAGAAATGTCAAAGAAAAGCGTTGCTGATCTTGATCTTCTTATCTGGAAAGTTTATTCTAATAGACATACTGATGAGTCTGGTATAGAATTTCTTAACAGGCTTAAATCTAAATGGATTGCTTACTATGGCTGGAAGTCATATGACAAAACTAAAAGTTCGTTGGGCTCTTCAAAGTGATATGCGAAGGATGCTTTATGTTGAAAAAAAATGTTTTGAAAATCCTTGGGATAGTCAAGATTTTAAATTTGCTTTAAGTCAAAAAAATACCATCGCAATGGTTTTATGTAAAAATGATTTAGTTATTGGTCATATCATTTATCAAATAGGCGTGAAAAATATCATTATAGTTAATATGGCCATATCGCCTAAGTATCAGCGTCAAGGATATGGCCGTTATCTTGTTAAATTTGTTACTGACAAGTTGTTGTCAACGCCTCCTTCTGAAACTAAACGAGAGCAAGTTTGTTTGGTTGTTAGCGACCATAATTTGTCTACGCATTTATTTTTGAAAGCTTTGGATTTTAAGGCGGTAAAAATAGAGGCGGACGCTTTTGGTCCTAGCCATGATGGTTATCATTTTGTTTATTCTATTGATAAACCAAAAATAGTTCCTGTTAAAAAGACAAGAACAAGGAAAAGCCGTGAAAAACAATAAATGGAATTTTTGGTTTATTGGTTTAGCTAAATATGTCGCATCTGCATCTAAAGACCCATCAACAAAAGTCGGTGCAGTAATAGCAGACAAGGATCGTCGAGTTGTTTCTTTGGGATATAATGGTTTGCCTCGTGGCGTAGAAGACAGTCACGAGCGTCTTAATGATCGTAATTTAAAATATAAAATGATTGTTCATGCTGAGAGAAATGCTTTATTATTTGCTCGTGGAAGCGTACAAGGTTGCACTATTTATACTTGGCCAATGATGCCATGTGCAACTTGTTGTTCAATGATTATTCAAGCAGGAATTGTAAGAGTGGTAGCTCCGATTAGTGATAATCCTCGTTGGCAGGAAGACATGGAGATTTCTAAGAAATTGTTTCAAGAGGCAGGGGTAGAAATGGTTTTGTTGAAAAATGAGGATGAGGCCAACGAATAATTGCTTTTTTAACACCTGCTATAATCTCTTCTGTGGTTAATTCAGAAATACATGGTTTAATTTCTTCGTTACTTTTGGTGCATGAGTGATAAACATAGCATGGTCCGCAAGGCCAATTTCCATCATCTTTGTGTTTTTGCACTAAAACATGATCATAATATTTGCATACAAGTTTTCCATTAGTGTGTCCAAATATTCCAATTAGTGGTTTTTCTAGCATTCCTGCTATGTGTAGTGTTGCGGTGTCTATAGTTAAAATATAATCAGCAGCACCAACGATACCAATCCAATCTTTTTCATGTGGTCTAATATATTGTTTTACATTTAAATCATTTAATGCACTGATATTTTCAGAATTGGTTGAATATACATAAAATCCCATTTCTCTTAAAACTTTTACAACATCATAAGCAAGATTGTAGAGTAGGGATTTGCTTCTTCCGTAATCATAATCAATAGATGATGGAACAAAAAGTATGGTTGGTTTTTTTTCTAAATTTTCTTTATTTATCAATTCACGATATTGCTCATCGTTTTCTTTTTTGAGATATGCATTATGTTTTGTAAGTGTGTACCCACAGTGTTTTGCCCATACATCTGAGCGATTCATGGAGTTTTTAATTCCTGTGGTTGATTCATGAATGGCACAAGCTATACTTATGTCGTATATGCTTCCATATTTTGATTCATCAAGTCCGTTAAGACCAACAATTTCAGCATATGGGTGTTTTTGCATAATGGATTTGTATCTATCAACACATCCATAGGTTAATTCAATGTCTGGCATTATTCTATGCATGTCTTCACATAGCATTCGGGAAACAAGTATGTCTCCATAGCCACCTTCACGCCTTTTTAAAAGTACTTTGTTTCTACAAAGGTAGTGCTCTTTAAGTGTTCTAGCTGCAATTTTTTTCTTTATATATTTTAACATTAACAACCTTTTTCTTTTCGATTGTAATAAATAAATTGTCCTTGTTGCTCTACCTCAAATTTTCTACCCTGATGTTCAGACTGCCTGCATTGATGTCTGAACTGGTGGTGAAAATGGATCAGACCCTTATGCAGAACTGGGATGCTTGTGAGGCACCGGTTGTGGGAAGTTCCTCAGAGACCCAATCTCGCAAGGACAAGGGAAGTTAGTGCTTTATGCCTAACTTCCCTATTTTATTCCTAACAATGTCCTTGCTTTTACCATTGCTGATGCCATGGTTTGATCCATGTCGAGGTATTTATATTCACCCAGACGCCCTCCAAATGTAATTTTACTTGTAGCCGTTTTTAATTGCGTGTATTTGTTGTGTAATTCACTGTTTTTAAAATCTCTTATTGGATAATAAGGTTCGGGATGATCTTTAAAGGCAACGGGAAAATCATAAGTTACTATGGTTGGGCTATAATCAAATGATTTTTGATCATAGTGTTTTGTGATTTTTCTTTCGTAAAAATGACGATATTCAATGCTTCTTATGTATGGTACAGATTCATCGACCCAATTAAATACCGCATTGCCTTGTTGATCTCCGGCATATTCTTTGTGTTCAAAGCGCAATGTGTTGTATTCTAACTCTCCATATTCATAATTAAAAAACTTGTCTATTGGCCCAGTATAAACAATATGATCGGCTATGTTTGACCATTTGTCTCGCATTGCGAAAAAATCGACGCCTAATTCTACTGGAATATCATCAAGCATGTTTTGAATTGTGTTAGTGTATCCATTACGAGGCACACCTTGATATTGTGTTGTAAAGTAATTTTCTTCATAAGTTAACCTAATTGGTAGTCTTTGGATAATTGATGATGGAAGCTGGCTTGGCTCTTTCATCCATTGTTTTTTTGTATATCCATAAAAGAATAATTCATACAACTCTTTACCTACACGATCTAATGCCCATTCTTCAAAATTACGAGGATTTGCACATGGAATTCTTCTTTTTTGAAGTTCATTGAAAGCTTCTTCTGGGGTTATTACTCCCCATAATTGATGTAATGTCATCATGTTTATAGGAAAGCTGAAAACACCTTTTTTTGATATTACTTTAGGTTTGTTGATAAATGGATCCATCGTTGTAAATCGATTAACAAATGCCCATACATCTTCGCTATGCGTGTGAAATATATGTGCTCCATAGTCGTTTACAAGAATGTTTTTGATTCGACGGTCATAAGACGCTCCAGCTATGTGGGGATTTTTGTCAATTACAAGAACAGTTTTTCCTGCATCTTTAACCATTCTTGCAAATGTAGATCCAAAAAAGCCTGCTCCAATTACAAGAAAATTATATTCAGACATGGCGTTCCTTTATGTTCAATCTTCCAAGGTAGTTAGCAAGATCTACATCGCAGTAGTCTTTTTGTGATGACCATGAATATTTATAACAATCTTTGTTGCCTATAAATCCTGTCACCCACCAATCTATGTTGTTTTCCATACGATATCCCCACGCAATAGCAGAAGGAATGCGTGCTGCTGGTCCCCAAATTGCTCCCCAACTATCACAGGAGACAACTACATCTGCTCGATATAAAAGAAAGGCCAAGGATTCTAATTGTGACCATAATCCTATTTTATTGTTTATTTTTTCTATCGTTGTTTTTTTCATGGTAAGATGTATTGGATCATTTTCGCCACCTACCATAACAATGGTGAATCCATTTTGTATAAGTGTTTTAATACATCGATCCCATTCAGGAATATAATCATCAAGATGCTTTGAAGGCTTGTTGGCAAGACTTACGGGATGAAATATTGCAACTTTGCCTTTGAATTCTTCTTTTGGTAAAAAATTTTTAAGGTTTATCCAATCTAATATGTTTTGTTTTTCCCTATAAATGATAGGTTGGGTAATCTGGCATTTATATTTTTTGCTTATTTGGATGGTTTCAGGTTTATCGTGTTCGCATTCAAAAACAATGTCTTTTATAAAGTTGCAGTGTTGAAGAATAGTAATGCAATCAGAGTTATAAGGTTTATCTTGGGGTGGATTTCCATATCGAAAAATGGGTGATGTATGAATTATCGTTTTGGTGTGTCCCCATGCTTCCATTGCTATGTGTGATCGGCATATGCTAATAGCAATATCACCAATAGCTCCAGTTTCACAATAAATATGTAGGTCAGACATAACTGTATTATACTATGATTAAGTTGGAACTAAAAGAATTCAAAAAAGCTCTCGATTCTAATTTGGAATCAAGATCTATAAGTGGAAAAGTAATTCTTGATAGGTTTTGCGTGATTGACGAGAGTTCTCGTCGTTCTGCTTCGTATGTAGACCCAAATTACTCGGGGTTTTATTATCATTTGAGCAAGTATGTAAGTCCTTGTAGTTTGTTGGAAATTGGTTTTGACCTTGGTTTATTATCTGGAACTTTTTTAAGTTCTTGTAAAACAGTTAAAAAATTTCTTGGTTATAGGCAGATAAACAAGGAATTTACTTCGACTCGTCTTGGAGAACGCAATATTAAGCGTTCTATAAAAGGTGATCGTAATTTTTACATGGGTAATTTATATGATTTTAATTTTGAGCAACTTATTTCTGGCGAATGGGATATGGTTTTTATTACAGATGAGTCTCATTATGATAAACATTTGGAATATTTAGACTTTATATGGCCAAGTGTAAGTGAAAACGGTATAATTGTTTGCGAATATTTAAACAAAAATAAGCCTGCGAAGGATGCTTTCATGGCTTTTTGTGAAAGTAAAAATAGGCAGCCTTTGCTTTTCGCAACTAGATATGGTACAGGTCTGGTTCAAAAGTGAGGGGAGGATATTGTGGGATTTGAATGCGTTTATCATTATCATGAACGAATTGATGGTGAATATAATAAAGAGGAAACAAAAACCTTTAAAAAGAAGGTTGGAGATCCTCTTGATGATGTTCAACTAGAAAAGCTTGCTGGTGCTATTATGGCTCAGTTGGCTCGTCGTGATATTTGGATTATAAATGTTGATGTTTATGAAATTAGCAAAAAACAGGTGAGTTTTAAAGAAGCCAAGGGCGGAATTGTTCTTAAAAATAAAAAGTTTCTTTTTGACGGTGGTGCTGAAACATGTATTGTTGCCGTTGAAGAAAATCAATCTTCTATCGCTTCTTGTTCTAATCAATACACAGTTTCAGAATATCATTCAAAGCCTGCAGCAGACTCTGAGCAAACTTTGTCTGCTGCATCAACCGCAATTCAACCTCACAATATGGTGCGTCCACAAGTAAGGCGTGCAATAGACATAATGGTCTATAGTCCTGAGCCTCAACAACTTTTTGAAGCACAGAAAAAAGGTTTGAAATTTACTGTTGATAAGAAGTATGAAATTTACGAAAAACGCCCTAATCCTAAAGGATTGGGCGAAATTTTCGTGATACAAGATGATATTGGTCGGGAACAAACTATACCAGACACTTATTTTGTTCCAGCAAATATTAACTTGTTTGGTGATCGAGAACTTGGATTTAGCGAAAACCCCAAAGAACGAGATGGCGGAAATCTTTATTGGGGTGGTGCTGGTTCTGACACCATGCCAAATCTTCGAGGGCGTCGTTAATTTAGGAGTTTTCTATGTCATTGTCTAGAAAAAAGATTGAAAAGCGCAAGGCTCGTCAAAAGGCTGTGCGTAAGAAAATTTTGGCTCAACGAGAGGAATTGCGTAAAGAACGCAAGCTTATTGAGGTTGAAAAACAACAAGAATTAGAGAGGTGGAAATTGGAACACGGAGCTACACAAGAGGCTTTGCCGGGCAATCCTGAACTTGCTGCAAAAAAAGAGGCTCGAAAAGCTCAGGAGGTTGCTAATAAGTTGCAACGCAATATTGAGATTTTGAAAGCACTTGAAGCAGAATATGATGCAGAACAGTTAAATAGAAAAAATTTGAATGATAAATTGGAGTCCGAAGGCTACAACTCTATGAAAGATAAGATGGCCGCTTTGCAAGAAAAGGCTTTGAGAATGAAAGAAGTTGCTGATATGCAAGCTCTTGCTGCAACAGAAAAAGCTGAAGAATCCAGTGCTGGGAAGAAAAAAAGTTAAAGTTAAAGAAATTCTTCTAAAGTCTCTTGCATCATCTGCCGTTATTATATTAGACTTCACTCGTGGACGCCGAGTTGAAGTCTTTTTCTTTAACAAAATGCGTTACACTTTTTACCCTTACTAAGGAAGACTACTATGAGTACTGATTACGAAGGACTAGACATGAACGAACTCATGAACGAGGCTAAACGAGTCTCGGATGAGGGAGGTGTTGCTGGCAACGGTGATTACCTTGAAAAGTTCGTGCGACTACCAGAGCGTGATGGTTTTTCGCTTTTGCGATTTATGCCTAGAAAAAAAGGCACTCCATTCTTTGTGGTTACCCGTGTTCACACCTTGAACAACCCTGCCACTCGTCAAAAGAAAACCTATCATTGTCCTAAAACGCTTGTGAAAACTGAGCGTGGAGATCGTTGGCAAGGCGATTGTATTATTTGCAAATACTACAACGATCTTTGGCAGAAGTCAGAAGGTAAAAGTGGCAAAGAGCAAGAAGATCTTCAGAATCAAGCTCGTGCCATCAAGCCTGTTGAAAGGTATTACTACAATGTCATCGTTCGTTCTGAAAAGGATAAAGATGGCAATGTTAAGAAAAATGTTGGTCCTAAGATCTATAGCTGTGGCAAAACAGTTCACAGTAAGATAATTAGAGCCATCCTTGGTGATCCTACAGCAGGTGAAAAACCTTTGGGCGATGTAAGTCATCCCACTAACGGTCGGGATTTCAGGGTAGTTAAGAAAGTAGTTAAAGGTGGCGGTGGTAGCGAATACCCTAACTATGATCAGTCCAAATTTGAAGATCCTGCTCCTGCTGGCAATCTTGATGAAGTAGAAAAGTGGCTTGAAAACACGCATGATCTTCAGTCTTTGCGTGTTATAAAAACTGCTGATGAGTTGAAGTATGCTCTTCGTGTTCATCTTGGTATGGTTAAGGAACAAAGCGAAATCAATGATGAACTCGCTGAATTCCGCCAAGCAGATGGTGGCAACTCCTCTACTTCTTCTGCTAAGGCAGCTAGCTCTGCTCCAGTGAGAGAAGATCTTGTCGTCAGCAGCCAAGCAACTAAAGCTACAGCTGCGTCATCCTCCTCTGAAGATGAAGTTCTTGCCGATGATGAGTTCATGAAAGAACTGTCTGGCATGTAATTGTTAATGTTTTAGAGCCACTCAAAGGATGTGCCTTTGAGTGGCTCGCTTTTTCATCTGAAATACTAGGAGGTTACAATGGCTAAGAAGAAATTAAATAGCGATGTTGATGATGATTTTTTTGAAGATTTAGCTGAAAAAACAGGTGGTGATGTACTTGATTCCATTGATTCTATCAAATACTTTATTGATACTGGATCTTTGGCTTTGAATTATATTTGCTCTGGTAGGTTTATTACTGGAGGCATTCCCGGCGGTAAACTGACTGAAATTTTTGGACCAAATAGCAGCAGCAAATCACTGTTTGGTGCAAATATTCTTTTTGGAACACAAAAAGTTGGTGGCATTCCATGTCTTCTTGATTGCGAAAATAGTGCCAATAAGGAATTCATTCAACTTGCCTCACATTGCAATTTGAAAAGGATTGTGCGTCATACGCCTCAAACTCTTGAGGAAGTGTTTACTAAAATGTATAAAGTTATTGAGGCAGTAAGGGAGAAAAAAGGCCCTGAAGTGCCTATTGTTATTGTTTATGATTCAATTGGGGTTTCGCCTTCTGCTCGTGAATTGCGTGAGGTTAATCTTCCTGAGGGATATACCAAAGCTCAGTTTAAAGCTATTGTGGGTGGAAATGAACAGCCCGGCGAACGAGCTAAAATTTGTTCTAGGGAATTTCGAAAATTGAACACGGTTATGGAGAAACACAACGCTACTGTTGTGATTCTTAATCAAACTCGTGACAAGATTGGTACTTATGTTCCAACCAAGACAACGGCAGGTGGCGGAAATGCTTTGCCTTTTTATGCATCATGTCGTCTTGAAACGAAAACCATGCAAAAGATTGAAAAGAAATTGAGTGCTAAGAAGAAAAAAATTCTTGGCATCAATGTAAAACTTATCAATCGCAAAAATAAAACTCATCGTCCTTTTGTTGAATCTGAAAATGTTCAGCTTCTTTTCGACAAGGGTATAAATCCTATTTCTGGTTTACTTTCTTGCCTTTTAGATTCTGGCAGGATTGAACAGGCAGGAACTGGAAGTTATAAGGTCAATGATTCTTTTAGCAATGGTGAAGAGGTTAAGTTTCGAGCTAGTTTAGATCGAAATGATATTCCTGTAGATATTTTACTTAAATGTCCAGCGTTGATTGACGCAAGTTCTACAGAACAAGTACAGAATTATCTAGAACCTTATAAGTTGGCATTAGAAAGTCGGGCAGAAGACGACAGTGATGTTGAACTTAATGAAGCTAATGAACTTGACGATGATTTGATAGATGAAGAATTAGAAGGATAATTAACTTTTTAAAATAACAAATGTGTTATTTTTCTCAATCATAAAAAAGGTAGCACTTAAGTGCTACCTTTTTTAATTTTTTTAATACTGTGCAAAAGTAAGTTTAAAGCTTCCATTTACAAATTCATTGTTTTGTTTTTCTAAAATTATTATTTTCTCTCTGTGGATATCAGAATACATTAAAATTTTATCTTCTTTTGAGCACCACAGTCCTATTGTTTCGTTGCGTCGGCCATTAAAATTGCATATCGTATAATCATCGCAAAGCTTTACAAGTTTTCTTCCATTTTCAATTTGGCTTAAAAAGAATATTTTGTTAACAAGTTTTTCGTCCATTTTTTTAGTAAATATATCAAACCATTCAAGCATTTTTGGTGTATTGTCACGAGACACATGGTGAATGTGATAACGCACTCCACCAAAAATACTGAAATTTAGAATCTCAGGATCGTGAATTAAAAATTTTGTGTGTAATGGATATATTTTACACATTCGTAAAGCGTGGCAAAAACCTTGATCTCCATAGCCTTCAGAGAATTCTTGTCTCATTTCAAGATAACGCTTGCAAAGAGGATTTTCTGCAAATTTTTGTATTGCGGAATTGCTTGTAATTGAAATTTCAACTTCGTGTGCTGGATTATCGCCTGTAAAGTTCTCATTGCCACGATACCATTCGGAGAACCCAAGCAGGCCCAATAAATTTCTGTCCAGATCACACGGGTCATAATTTATAATTCCTCCAAGATGATAATCTCTTTCATGGTCATATCTTTTTTCTAAAATATTAGCAAGACCATCTATGTCAGTTATGCTATCTTCATCAATGCGAATATACCAATCTGCTCTGTTGGGTTTGATGATAGATGAATAATAATAAAAAACACGCTGTGCGACATAGACATAAGGTGTTTTTATAAAAAATGGCTCAACACTATCTGGCCATCCTTCGCATAAATCATCTATTTCATTGTCTTTAGAAGCCATAAGATAAAGTTTTATCTTATGGTTCTTGATGTTTTGAAAGCCGTATTTTTTAAAATCAGCTATTCTAGTGGTGATTTTTTCATTTTTATTTTCAATTGGTACATTGATTTCAAAAGTTGCCATTAGATTATCCTGTATTTTCCAGCTCCAATTTTTTCAAATTTGTAACCTTCTGCTGTGAGTTTATCACGAGATTTTTTCACATGGTTGCAGATGGTCGCATTACTTAAGGTTAGAGTTTTAAACTTTTTTTTAATTTTTTGAAAATCAACAACATCTCCTTGTTTAAATGTTGTTGTAATAAAATTTTGAATTTTTTCTGATTGTAACAGTAAGTTTTTTTTACTGTTTTTGTTTGTGTTAAGCATATTCGTCAACACTTCATATTCAACTTTTTGATTCTTTATAGAAGCACTGCATATTGCTGTGGCAAGTTCTTCTAAATCTAATAATTCACCACCTGTCATGTTGACAAGCGTTATATTTGCTTTGAAACTTTTAGAAAATTCAATAAGAGGCCCAAAGTTTTTCTGGTGCGTAAAAAATTTTCTTTTGTCACGAGTTTCGATCAAAAGGCATTTCATAAGTTACTCCATCAAAAGTGCCAAACAATTATAGATGCAACTCTTTACTTTGCCAGTTTTTAGTTATTCATCTATAATATGTTGTGGAGGCATTATGGACGCAGGCAAGGAAAATCTTGATTGCAAATACTTGCGTCGTTTTGGTGCTGAAATTGAAGTTAATGCTTTTGACCTTAGAAATCGCCCTGCAGTGAATGGCAATTTACCAGAAGGCATACATGAAATAGCCAATCTGGTTTATAAAGCTTCAGGCAAAGCAGTGAAAATACACAAATGGGCATATGATCACAACAACATGTCTTGGATCATTAAACCTGATTCTAGTTGTGGAATAGAGATTTGCACTCCAGTCCTTAAAGGATGGCATGGTCTTATGGAGACATGTCGTGTTATTGATGTTTTAGGTAATTCACAAATCAATGTTGATGATCGCTGTTCTTTTCATGTTCATGTCGATGTATCAGATTTAAATGATAATGATTTAAACAGTATTGTCACATGGTGGGTCAAATGTGAACCTGTTTTTATGGATTCTGTTCCTTCTACTCGTAAACGCAATCAATATTGTCAATTACTTGGACAATCCGAAATATTTCAGCGGGTTGAAGATGATTTTTACTCAAGTGAAAATTTGATTCGTAAGTTGGGTGTCTGTAAGTATTACACTATAAATACATATCATTATTACAATAATAAGCGTAAAACTCTTGAATTTCGTATTATGGATTCAGATTGTTGCATTGATGCTTGGGATGCCAAGAATTATATTCGTTTAATGCTGCATTTTGTTGAGCGTGCTTTAAAAACTGGAATGCCAAATTCATATTACCCCGGCGATTGTTGGTCAGGATATTGTTGGCTTGATCCAAAAGAAGTCTTTCGATTTTTGGGTTTTGATGGTTCTTGTAATTTATCCCCCGGATTGGAACAAGTTAGATCATGGTTTTTGGAAAGATTATATTTAAATTGTCAGCAAGTTTTTCAAAATGGGGTAATGAGCTATGCTGTTCGTCGAGTAGCCCAACAACAAATTAGCGACCTTATAAATAATGCTCCTATTACTTGTTTTAAAAATAATTATAGTTTAGATTTTGTTACTAATGAACTGATTGATGATTCAGAACAATCTATATTTGGTGAAGAATACCGTATATAGAATAGCCCTGTCTCTTAAGGCTTATTATGAATAAATTAAAGCCACTCACGCTTGATGAATTGGTTTTTCAAATAAAAGCCTTAAGTGATGTATTGGTGCCATATAACTTTCCCCAAGCTAATATAGATTTGGAGGATGATTTGGGAATTTTTAAGGCACGAGAAGCTATAATTGATGGATATAACATCTTTGTTCATTATCAAAAATCAGATTATGAAGATTATTTCATCGAAACACTTCAAATGCACAATATAAAAGGCCCTTTTTTACCTTTTCATTTAATTTGCAAAATTGGACGCCGTTTTTTAGGATCATCTAATCTTAATCTTATTGAGCTTTTTAGAGAAAATCGTAAAATATATGTCTGGAGCGTTTGTACTGATAAGGCTGGAAAATCTATTTCTCCGCCAAATGAAACGCTTGAGCCATGCGAATATGAAGGATTTAAATATCTTTATATGCAGCCTCATCAAGCAGATTTCTTTTAAAATTTAAACAATTTTAAAACATTTATTTTACCTAATATTTTATTCTAAATATTAGATGATAGCTTATTTTTTTAATTGTTGTTATTTGGTACGAAGAGCGAAACAATAGTGTATTCGCACGATATATAAGTTACACGCCAGCCTTCGGCGTATCAAATTGAATGAGGGTCCAAAGCCATGAAAAAAAATAAAATTCAATCGATGATTGTTGAGCATCTTATGAAGCACGGACAATTGGAGATTCTTCTACCGGATAATGTAAAATTGGAAATTGGAACAACTCAAGAAAATCAAAACGGCAGATTAGTTGTAAAAGATGATTATTGTTGGGTGATTGCTTCCCGTGAAGGTAGATCTACAAGTTTGGACGCTTACAATCTTGGCCTTCGCTTTGAAAACGAAGAAAATCTTATAGTTTTTGAAGATAAGTTTACCGATCAAAATGGTGAAAAAGTTCGACGATTAGATGTTGTTTAAGGAACATAAACATTGCCTATTGTTTGAACATGATTTAAATTACCTTTTAAATCAAGGCTGAGTTCCATCGTTCCTTCGGCAGTTTTATTTTGGCCAACAGGAACAGAAAACTCTAGCCATATCCCAAAACCGTTATTGTTGAGATAAAATCTTGATATGGTCATGCTTACACCTTTTGCTTTTACTTTTGTGCCACTTATAATGGCAAGGCGGTTGGCATGTTCTTGTACATTGCGTAGTACATATGCCAACAGTTTACCGCTGTCCATAAAGCGTGTCCAGTTGGCTGTGAGGACTCCCTCAAAATTGTCTTCTTGAAAAATACCGGTCAACATATTGGCACCTTAGGGAGATTTCACATGAAGAAACCCGAAGTTTATTTAAAAGAGTATTGTTCTAAACTTTCCGACGAGCATGTTAAGTTCCTTGTTGGAAGACTTAATCAACGCTTATCAGGCGACCTTTCCGAAGCAGTTGATTTTTTAAGTTATGTTAAAGAAATTGACAAATGGTTGATTTCTGCAAACGACTCTGATGAATTTTACAATATGATTGATACAATTCATGCAGCAGTAGGCAAAGAACACGAGCGTCGTTTAAATGCTCGTTAATTAAATAAAACAATAAAGGCGTTTTGTTAAAAAACGCCTTTATTGTTTTAAATTTTTTTGGTACATTAACCATGATTACACGCACTACCATTTTTATTGGTGTTGGTTTTATTTTTGGCTGTGCTTTGAGTTTTAATTGGGGCAAAGAATTGGGTTATAATAAAGGCTGTGTTGATACAATTTTAATGTATGAAGACCTTGCCTCCCCAATTCAATTTAATGGATGTAAAAATTATAATCGCTCCAAAGAAAATCGTGAAATTTTAAATAGAGTCAGTGCTGATTTAAATTAGTCATTGTCTTTTATATTGACACTTCTTTCATCATTAGTTACACTAATATTTTCTTGTACAGGTGAAACATGCCGCCTATTATTAAGGTTGAAGACCAGAATATTTGTGTTGCCACTTCTCAATATCCTTATGCCAATTGGAAATTTGAAAATTTTAACCCAGTCCAAAGTCGAATCATGGACTTCTTTGATAAAGAAGTTAATGGCTTAGTGGCAGCTTCTACTAGTGCTGGAAAAACTGTAGTCGCAGAAATGTTTCTTGCCGATGAGGTTCGTCGTCGTGGCGGTAAAGGTATGTTTTTAGCCCCACTAAGAGCACTAGCCAGAGAAAAAGTTACTGATTGGAAAAGTGAAAGTCATCACTTTAACGATTTAAATATTAGTATTTGCACGGGTGATTATCGTCTCACTAAAGAACGCACAAAAGAATTAAATGATAGCAATCTTGTTATTATGACTTCCGAGATGCTTTCTCATCGTAGTCGAAACGCTTCCTCAGAACAAAATAATTGGTTGTCTAAAGTTGGCACATTGGTTGTAGACGAAAGTCATTTGTTGACGGTGGAAGGAAGAGGAGACCATCTTGAAGTTGGTCTTATGAATTTTTCTAAATCAAATCCTAATGCTCGCATTGTTCTTCTTTCTGCAACAATGCCAAATGTAGAAGAAATTGCTGAATGGATTTCTTATAGCCTTACAGGTCGTGAAACTTTTGTTTTACGATCTGAATACAGACCTGTTCCTTTGACTACTCATTATGAGCCTTACAGTGATGATGTTGGTCGTTATGATCTTGTAGAACGAGAAAAAATAAATAAAGCCTTGGATATTATTGAATGGTATAAAAATGATAAATTTCTTGTTTTTGCACATACTAAACGCACTGGCGAAATGATGAAAAAACATCTTTTATCAGCTGGAATAGATGTTCAATTTCATAATGCTGACCTAAATTCAGATCAAAGAGCAAAGGTAGAAGATCGTTTTAAAAATGACCCTAAATTGCGAGTTATTGTTGCTACTTCGACTTTGGCTTGGGGCTTAAATCTTCCTGCTCGTAGAGTCATCATTCTTGGTGTAAATCGAGGCACAGATATTGTTGAAAGTCATGATATTCTTCAGATGATTGGTCGATCAGGTAGATACGGTATTGATCCTATGGGCGATGCTTATATCTTAGTTCCTGAAAGCAAACAAAAAGAAATGCGACAGCGTTATAGCAAATCTAAAAAAATTGAATCTCAATTATTGACAGTCGTAAATTTAAAATACAAAACACTTGCATTTCATTTGGTAAGTGAGATTGTTAATGGAAATATTTCTACAATAGATGATGTAGATGAATGGTTTAAACGCACTTTAGCTCATTTTCAAAATAAAGTTCTAGACGATAAAGTTGTCGAAAAAACTTTAGAGTCTTTGTGTATGTGTAAAGCAATCTATCAAAAAGAAAACTCTTTGGCTGCAAGGCCTGTTGGCAAAATTGCAAGTTTGTTTTATATGAGTCCGTTTGATGTTGGTGATTTGTTTAGCAATTTTACTAGTCTTTTTGAAAACAAAAGAGAAGCTGATGAATATTATTTGTCAATGGCATTGGCTATGCTTGATAGTAATTGGACTGCAATAGTTTCTCGTCAAGAAAAAGATGAGATGCAAGTTTATGCTAACAAGGTTCGAGGACTCTTTATTGGCAAAAAATTTATGGATGGAGTTTTGAGGGCAGGTTATTGTTATTTTAATATGTTACACGGACGAATATCGCCAGTTTTTTCTTCATTCCAGCGTGTTTTACAAGCAGATTATTCTCGTTTGTCTCAGGTTTTACAAGCCTTAGATCAACAAGCCGGTAAGTGGAATAAAAGTTTATGGTTTAAAGCTCTTGAAGCTCGTATTGTTTATGGTGTTGATCCTCATCTGATTGATCTTTGTCAAGTTCCAAATATAGGAAAAGTTCGTGCGGAAAAGCTTTATGCTGCTGGAATTACTACGGCAAAACAATTTGTTGCAACTGATATTTCTAAATTAAGCAATATATTGAATATGAAGCCTGAAAAAATTCAAGAAATGATTGGCCCTTCTCAATCCTTGGAAATATAACGAATTGTTTTTTTCACTCTTGATATAAGAGCTTTTTTATTTACAGTTATAAATTTTCCAGATGATGTTTTTGCTATTCTTAAACTAGATCCACAAGGATCAACATCCCCGCCACCACAGTGATCGCTAAGTGTCACAACTGTTTGATAAGGGCAACAGAAACAACATTCATTTGTATCTGGTATGTCTATTGAAACTAAAACTGTGTCACAATCATTTAGTATTACGGTTTGTCCCTCTCCGTTAATATATCCTGTTAACTCTCCACAAGGACTTGAAGTTTTCAATAATGATAATGTACCACTTCCAACTGCTGTAAAACTAAACCATCCAGATAAATTTGGCACTAAACCACATCCAGTATAATGCAGTTCTATTGTGTGAGGACCAGTAGTAGGGTATAAAGGATCACATCCTCCCTGAGTTCCTTGCGTACCCTGAGTTCCTTGAGTACCTTGCGTACCCTGAGTTCCTTGAGTACCTTGCGTACCCTGAGTTCCTTGAGTTCCTTGAGTACCTTGCGTACCCTGAGTTCCTTGAGTACCCTGAGTACCCTGAGTACCTTGCGTACCCTGAGTGCCTTGCGTACCCTGAGTGCCTTGCGTACCCTGAGTTCCTTGAGTACCTTGAGTACCTTGAGTACCTTGCGTACCTTGAGTACCTTGCGTACCCTGAGTGCCTTGCGTACCCTGAGTACCTTGCGTACCCTGAGTACCTTGCGTACCCTGAGTTCCTTGCGTACCCTGAGTTCCCTGAGTTCCTTGAGTACCTTGAGTACCTTGAGTACCTTGAGTACCTTGAGTACCTTGAGTGCCTTGAGTGCCTTGAGTACCTTGAGTGCCTTGAGTGCCCTGAGTACCCTGAGTTCCTTGTGTGCCTTGAGTGCCTTGAGTTCCTTGAGTTCCTTGAGTTCCTTGAGTACCTTGAGTACCTTGAGTACCTTGAGTACCTTGAGTACCTTGAGTACCTTGAGTGCCTTGAGTGCCCTGAGTACCCTGAGTGCCTTGAGTGCCTTGAGTTCCTTGAGTTCCTTGAGTTCCTTGAGTACCTTGAGTGCCTTGAGTACCTTGAGTGCCTTGAGTGCCTTGAGTACCTTGAGTGCCTTGAGTGCCTTGAGTGCCTTGCGTACCCTGAGTTCCCTGAGTTCCCTGAGTACCTTGAGTACCTTGAGTACCTTGAGTGCCTTGAGTGCCTTGAGTACCTTGAGTGCCTTGAGTGCCTTGAGTACCCTGAGTGCCTTGAGTACCCTGAGTACCTTGAGTACCTTGAGTACCTTGAGTACCTTGTGTGCCTTGTGTGCCTTGTGTACCTTGTGTGCCTTGTGTACCTTGAGTGCCTTGTGTTCCCTGATTTCCTTGATTTCCTTGATTACTTTGATTTCCTTGATTGCTTTGAGCACCTTGCGTG